CCGATGTTATAACCCACAGGGCAACCTCCTTTTTACCACGGGAACATCCGGTCGATATCCGCCTGCGTGGCATCTTTCACGGCTTTGTCGGTAGAGGAGATGCACGCATCCAGAAACAGTCCTATGGTGATTTGATCCAGTTCGGCGACGGTAAACCCCATGCGTTTTGCCACCAGCAAATACGTGGGAACATCGATTGTTCCACCGTCGCCGTCTACTTTTTTGACGTTTGCAGGCTCGCGTTCAACAGCGGTTTCAACTCGCCGAAGATCTCGAAGATCGGGAACGACTCAAACGAATCGATCCAGTCCTCAATGTTCGGGTTGACCGAATCGTCGAACGCGCGCGCCATGGTGTGCGCGATACCGTAAAACACCATGGTGTTCCAGCTTTTGTTAAGCTTGAACTGCGGTTCGTCCACTTTCTTCTTGCCAAACTTCGGTTTTGTTTCCACCTGCTCTGTTCCGTCTGCGAGCGTCTGCAGATCGACAAAGAGATCTCTGCCGGTGGCGTTGTAGTACCGGACAGGCAAAGACGCCGGCGCTTTGAAGCCGACGTCCTGTCCTGCAATCTTGAATACTTTTTCCATACCGTTTTACACTCCCGCAGCCGGTTCCTGTACAGCAGTGAACCAGTTGTTGTAGACGGTCGCGTCCGTGTCGCTTTTGGTGTACATCTGCACGAGATCGTCGCTTGCACGTGGCCTCGCCGCAAACTTGACCTTGGTCGTGTCCGGTGTGCGCGACTTCGCGGTCTTGGCCGCAACCTCCGGACGCGCGGTGACCACGCAGTCGTAGAGCGAAATCCTGCGGTTGTGCGCGTCGCCCTGAAACTGCGCCAGGAGCGCAAACTGCGAATACACCTGCCCGGAATACTCCATGGCGACCTTTTTGCTGTCCTCCCGCATGGCGAGGATTGCTGTTGCAATCGCTGCGGGGATATACGCGGTCTCGAGCTCGCCGTCATATCCTTCGCTCTTGTCGATCATGACAAGGTCGCGGTTGTCTGCTTCAAACGGCTCGATGTTGCCTTTGGGCGAGAGTGTCAGGTTGGTTGACCCCGGCCATTGGATGAGCGTGCCGTAGGAATAGACGCCGTCCGTGATGGTCACCGGCGCGATGGCCACCCGGCTCACTCCGTAACGAATCTTGTTTTCCATGTGTTCTCCTAACTCCGGCCGAACACGGCCAGCGTGTAATGGTGCTTTTGGGTTTCTTTCTCGTACTCCACATACCGGCTCTCCAGCACGACGATATCCGCCGCGCGCAGCAGCGCTTTTGCCGACGCGATCATGGTGCGATAGTTATCGCCTATATGGAATTCGATATTGATGTGTTCGTCGACGACGTAATCGTCGTTATCCGCTTCAAAACCGCGCTCGTAATCCGGCACAAGAACATAGTGGTCGATAGTCGGGTTGACCACGCAGATTCCAACGCCATGCTTGAGCTTCAACGGTGCGAGAGCCGCGTCGATCGTTTCAAGAACCGGCAAGTTTCTCCGCCTCCTCGTCGTAGATCTTCTGCATCTCGGCAACGCACTCCGGCTCCGCGGCCGCGCAAACGGCATTCAGCCACGGGCGTGCAGGCTGCGCGTTATTTCCGCTGCGGCCGTGCTCGTAGACGTTGAGCGCGAGCGCCGCTGGCGCACCGGACTCCGTTTTTCCCCGGAACTGCACCTGTGCAAACCAGCCGTACACATTCTTGCGTGCGGCTTTCATCTTCACGTACCGGGCGAACGTGCTGTTGGCGCTCCTGATCTTCGTGTACAGGATGCGGAGACCCGCGCTGACCATCTGCTTGAGCACGCTGTCTGTGCTGTCGCCGAGCCTGGCGAGCATCTTCTCGTAGGAATCGAACCCTTCAAACTTCACCGTTGCCATATTGTTACTCCGTAACCCGCGTGCAGACGAGCTCGACGGTGTCCTGTCCCGTTTTGTAGTCCCGCACGATGCGGTATTCCACATCTTCGCCCGCGGCGTGATGCACCAACTGCTGGTGCCCGGCGTAATCGATGGGCGAAACCTCGAACACCGCGTCTACCGTGCGACCGTTTGCGTCAGCCGCGTAGAATTCGCTGCGCACGACGCTCTTCTGCTTTGCCCAGCAGGACACGCTGGAAACGGGCGTCACCTGCTGAAAGGTGGATTCCGTCACCGCCGTTTTGATGAGCGTGATCCAATCAGCTCTCATCTTCCGCCACCGGCCTTTCCTGAAGCCACCGCTCGCGGATGGCGAGTGTGAGCCATACTGGCCTGCCGGTGGTGCGGTCGCGGCTCAAGAGGTTGTCTGCCGCGAGGTTCGCCACGAGCATGCTGTCGTCGACCGTGTCCTGCAGCAGGATGCCCTTTTTTGTCAGCTCGGCTGCTGCGGTTCTCAGCGCGCCGGTCCAGTACTCCGTCAGAGGAGCGGGCGTGGCAACGCCGGGCCGGTCCAGCCGCCCCATGAGCAACGACAGCGCTGTGGTTTCGTTATATGCCATACCCACTCCCCCTTAACGATGTTATTACGCCTTCGGCACCGCCGCAGCCTTGCCGGACTTGATTACGCGGCCGGCTGCGTCGAGCTCGACCACCGTGATGGTCTTGCCTGCCGCGCAGGTGATCTGCGTCGTACCGGACGTGAGCGCGGTGTAGCCCACCACCTTGTCGCCGGTGGCGACGGTGAAGTCGCCGATGCGGAACTTCAGCGTAGTGCCGCTCTCCTCTTTGCCGTTGACCGTGAGCACAGTATCGCCGGATGCCGTGCCTGCCGCGGCCGTCACGCCGAGTACGCCGAGCTCCGTGTTGGCGTAGTCGATCGGGAATGCAGCGCTGGTAGCGGCGTCGGTGTTGTCGTAGCTGACCATGACGAATGCCTCCCCGATCACCGGTTTTCCGTCGTAGCGCGCGTATCCTTTGAATACCGTCTGGTTTTCCAGAAAGCGCACATGCTCGGACGACTCGATCTTCTGGCCTTCGCGCTCGGAGAGCAGGTACAGAGAGCCGAACCCGCCGACGATCTCGTTGTCGCCGACGAGCTCGCACTCTTCGATCGTGCCCCCGATGACCGGGAACGTGCCGTCGCCGGCGGTGAGAAGCGCTGCCGGAATGAACGCAAGCGCCTTGGCCTTGATGTCCATATGCGTGGCGCGATTCATGACCCAGAACGCTTTGCCGTCCGAGAAGAGCGGGTTCGCCGCGCCCAATGCTTTGACCAGCGCGATGAAGAACGTAGCCCCGGTGCTGTCGGCGATGTTGAGCTTTTTGATGTTGCTCTCGTGCAGATCCGTCCAGGCGCGCGCGTTGGTCTCCCAGCTGCCCGGCTGCGCGGTCTGCTGCAACCGCGTCACGATGCCGATGGGCATCTTCACGCCGGTGCCGAACAGGATCGCGCGGTCGAGGCCGAGGCCGATGGCCTTACCCAGCGCGTCCATGATCTCCGCGCCGAGGTTCATATCGCTGTCTTCCAGATACACGTTGGAGATCGGAATCCAGCCGCCGATCATGTAGCCGTCTACCTCGATTTGGTTGAGCGTGAGGTCGAGCTCGTTGAGAGAGCCGACCGCCTCGATCCAGACCGCCTCCGGGATCGCGCCCATGATGTTCTGGCGTGCTTTGCCCTTGACGCGCTTGATGTTGATGTGCTTTGCCAGCTTGGAGAACTGCGTCATATAGTCGCGCAGCAGCTCCAGCATGACGTCCGGGATCGTCAGCGAGGTATTCGTGACCGCGCGCGTCTGGCAGCTCGAGCGGATCTGCGCGAGGAAAGACTTGATCTCCTCGCGCGCGAAAAACACGTCGCGCTCTTCGTGGGACATGCCGAAAAATTTGGTTCTGTTAGCCATGCCGGGTTCCTTTCTGCTCCGAATGTCCGGGAGCGCGGGTTTGTGTGCTTTGGGCGGCGCGCTGCGTGTATCCAGCTGCTGCACCTCGGTTTCGAGGCCGGTCACGATGCCGTCGAGCCGCGTCTGCTCCGTGTCATGCGCTGCGAGCTCCTGATCGAGCGCCGCCTGCTCCGTCTCGATAGCGTTTGCCTCTTGCTCGACCGCATCGCGCTCTTCCTGCGTGGAGTCGGCGCTGAGCTCGTTGAGCGCGGTCTCCGCCTCCTGTTCGCGGGTCTGCAGCGCCGTCTGCCGTTCGTCAAGCGCGGTTCGCTTCGAACGGTGGTTATCCGCTTCGGCAGATGCCGCTTCTAATCTTTTCCGCAGCATGAGCTGTTTGAGTGCCATTGGTGCATCCTCTCTTTCATCTTCTTTTGCCAGAACTCGAACGACTGCGCCATCCGCAGGGAACGCGCGACCGCTTCCGTCTTCTCGTAGGCGGGGAACGTGACGATGGAGCCTTCGTAGAGCTTGACCTCCAAGATCGTCCAGTGCTGTGTTCCGTCCGCGTTGATGCGGTAGTCCTCCCGCAGGATGTCGAACCCGACGGAGCACTGCGACACGTCGCCGCGCTGCACGCGCGCGTACAGGTTCAGGGCGTCCTGATCGTGCTCGTTGATCTCGACGGTGCCTTTCAGGCCGTAGTTGTCGATTGAAAGCGCGAGTGTTCCGGCTTTGGTGCGGCCCAGTACTTTGGAAGGATCGTGGTTGGTGAGGCAGCGCACGTCAGCGCTTAGTGCGCCGTCGAACGCATGCGGATCAAAACTCTCGGTCGCGCCCGGCCACATCTCGTAGACGTCGCCGAACACGGCAAAGTACGTTTCGATCGTGCGCTTACCGCCTGACTCCTCCGCGCGCAACTGTGTCGGCTGAACGCTGCGGAACCTGCGCTCCAGAGAACGCTGTTGATCAAGATTCGCCATCTTTGTCCGCTCCTTTCTTGCCGGTGAGTTCCAGCTTTTTTTGTTCTCCGATTTTGGAATACGGGATGTAGTTCTCCAGGATCGCGAGCTCGGAGAGCCCATCCCGGGGATCGTAACCCAGCGCGTCGCGGGCTTCGTTTCTGTCAATGATGGCTCGGTCCACCAGATTGCAGTTTACTTCGCCCAGTTCGGTGATGGAGTACGCATACAGGGAGCGCGGGTTGAACCGGAAATACCAGTTCGGGGAAATCAACAGTTTGCGTGTCAGCTCCTGTTCGATCGCGCGTGCTATCGGTAACACGACGATGCGAATAAAAGCGTTGAACTCATCCTGATCGAATTTCCCGACGCCCACTAAAAAAGGCGGCACACCGATGATCGCCGCCGCCGTCCGTTTGTCGAGGTTTATGCTGTCGATGATCGCCAGATCGTTGAGATTCAGCGGAGCCACTTTCTCTATGGCGAACGCTTCTGCCGGGATGAACCACGGTTGTCCATTCTCGGAACTGCTCAGGTACTGTTCTGAAAGTTTCCTGCGCCCTTCCGGAGAAGCGAACTCTTCCGTGAGTCCATCCACCTTCACGATGATCGACGGAGCCGGGCTCTCCATGAGCGCCGCCGCCGTGTTCCGCGCGCGGGCGAGTTGCCGCGCGACGCTCTTGAGCAGCACTGCATGTCCTAACCCGCGCCACGGATGCTCCGGATCGGGGTTGAGAATAAAGTGCAGCACTTCGTCGTGATCAAACCGCTCTCCGCGGATCAGCAGATCGTAACCGTATTCGCGATCAAGGATGGAGTATTTATTCCGCGCCAGCGGCTCGATGTCGTCCAGCAGGTTGCCGCGGTAATGCGGAATCTGGACGCTGTTGCCACCGAGGACCATGTCCTTGACGATGGTCTCGATCCACGCTTTTCTCGTGATGTACTTGCACGGCGTGATGTCCACCTTGCGGGAGAGTTCATTCTTGATGCGCTTATCGCCGTCGCGCGCGTTTTCCATGAGGTGAATCGTCATGGAACTGACCAGATCCGCGATGCGCTGGATCGCGGTCTGGACTTCGGGGTTCTCCGACAGTGGTGTGTACCCGGTCAGGAGGTTATACGTATCAGGCGAACACAGCCACGTCAGACCGCTGACGGTTCGCTGCTGGGTGGGAGCGCGTGTCTGTCGCGCATGTTTCTTTGCCATGTTTATTCTTCCTCCAGCCATTTCTGGGCTTTCCGACTGCGCTCGAGCGATTCGAGCATGCGGACACACGCGAACACGGAAGCGTCGAATACGTCGATTCTCTGCTCCGGCTCGATCTTGTCGTACTGGATCATGTCGTCGGTCTTTTCGATGGCATGCACGTTTTGCACGCAATACTCAAACGGAGTCGCGTGGCAGTAGTACAGTTGCCGGTTCTTCGCCTTGACCTCGATGTGCCGAAAGCCCTCCGACTTCTTGTAGAAGTACTGCGGCTGGTCGATGATCTTGAATCCCGCGGATCGCATGCCGATGAAATACTCGCGGCAAAACTTGCGGTCGTGTCCAATCTCCGCGATGGAAAAACCTGCCGCGCGCATCTGCTTGAACCAGTTCACGACCTCGGCGTGGTTGACCGTGGGCGCGTTGCTCATGGTGAGCCAGCCGTCGTCCTTCCAGCCGAAGAGGGGGATATTATCCTCGTCCGCTTTGCGATATGCCGCGGTGATAGGAAACCAGCAATGCGGGATGACGATATCGACGTCCTTGTACGTGCCGTACAGCGCTGCGGTGGTCAGATCGTGTAGGCGAGAGAGGTCCGCGCCGCCGTACCAGCGGATCGGGAGCTTTGATAGCTGCTCGATTGTCCAGTCGTATTCAGCGTCGCTTCTGCGGAACTCCTCGATATCGAAGTACGCCTTCATGGCGGACGTGAAGATGTTCAGGCGCTTGGCCAGAAAATCTTTTCGCTGTTGCGGATCGTTCTGTGCCTGGATCGCGTCGTCCATGATCTCGATTGGGCGGATGGAGATGCCGTAGTTCGGGTTCGCTTTTTCCTGCTCGGCGGCACTGGTGTAATCCACATCGCCGTTGAGATCCTCGTCCGCTTTGCAGAT